TCGACCCTATTGAGTAGTCATATTCATAAATGTCCTATTTCTATGTACTGCTACATAGTTTACACTTATATTACATAAACTCTGTTGTTATGTAATACTCTTCAATAGGCTGAAGCTAGTGTAGTTGTAATTACAACTAATGGAATTAAAGTTAATTGTAATAGCTGTATTTCTGGAACAGCATATTTACACAGTTATATTACAATTAATAACACTTTTTGTTAAACCAGAAGTGTAACTGGTATTCCTTCAGGCCAGGCTCTCAAGATAAGAGATTCTGGCTTCTAGTCTCTCGACTGTTTGATCAAAGTCTAACAAACATTCGGGAATCAATAGCCGGATTTCGGTGTTGTGCAGCCACGCTTTCGTGTAGCCCACGTTATTGTAACCTTGGATAAGGTTCACCGGTGCGAATTTTTGGTACTCTTTTATTTTTTCGTCCAAAGACTTTTTACAGGCTGTAAGGCGGTTTAAAGCTGTTTTGCACTCACCCATAAAGAGTGGTGCTGACCATCCACCAGTAGGAGTAACGAGGGGGAGAATACCTGCCTGTACGCTAGGCACCATATTGTCCCAGTGCTCAAGAGTAGGTCGAAGAAAGAATTTCTCCACGTTTTCCTTGATCTGGTTTTGTTCCCTTTCTTTTTCCAGCTCTTTTTCAAGTTGCCGCTGGTGAATTGCTTCCTGCTGCTGAACCGCAATCATGTGGGAAAATTGAGAAGCGACAAAATTGCGCAGCTTCCTTGCCGAAGCGTGTCTGTGGCACGCATTAGCCCCTCTTTTGCTTTTTAGGAATTCCTGCACTACTGCAGGTAGGTTTGCTACGTCAAAGTTGTAGCCCTTAGCTCCGCCTTTGATATCGTAGATTACTTTGTTGTAGTTAAAATCAACTTCGATTTTCAAACTTGGGTTGTCGATTATTACTGCATTTTTCATTTTGTTAACCTTCTTTACAAGGCAGTTTGATAGACTGCGTATGACCGACGAAGAAATCGGGATTTTACCTGTGTCATACATTGTGATATCCGGTAATCCGATAACACAACAGCAGATTTTATCAAAGATTCTGCAACTTTGTTTTGACAAACCTAATCAATTGATTAACGCACGATTTTCACGCCTTAATTGTCTAAACATTTTTTATTTAGAACCGCTTATCTGGGAACTTGAGCAGATTAAATCATGGCCAAGCACGGTTTTATTTTAGTAACCACCAGTTTTCTCTGGTTACTATTTACAGTATTTGCTAAGTGCAGCCCACCTACTTAGCCCTACGCCCTGTGTAGGGAACAAATACTGTCTTAATAATGTACAACGGTTTCACCGACGTCTTCGCCGGCTTTATGAAACCAAGCCCCTTCTGGGGCGTCTATACCTTCTTCGGCTGGTCTTATGTAGTGCATGACTACGTATTGGACGCCTTCGGAGTCTGAAGAGAAGCTGCTTGAATACCAGCCTGAGTGCTGGAGTATTGTGTTTTTCATGTTGAATAGAATTTGAAAGTGAATTTTTATTGACTACTCTCGCCCTGCCAGCATAACTGGTTTTACTGCAGGTTGAATTTCGACCCTATTGAGTAGTCATATTCATAAATGTCCTATTTCTATGTACTGCTACATAGTTTACACTTATATTACATAAACTCTGTTGTTATGTAATACTCTTCAATAGGCTGAAGCTAGTAGTGTAGTTGTAATTACAACTAATGGAATTAAAGTTAATTGTAATAGCTGTATTTCTGGAACAGCATATTTACACAGTTATATTACAATTAATAACACTTTTTGATAAACCAGAAGTGTAACTGGTATTCCTTCAATCTCTGATAACAATCTGTAGCTTTTTAGCTACAAATGTATTAGCAGCTTCATCAGTCCAGCAATCGGGCCAATGACCCGCAACTTCCGCAACAGACGGAAGTTGCAAATCTTTCAGATACGGATTCCAATGCCGAAACGCCCGCTGAGAAGCCAAAACGGATAAGGCAATAGACAATTGACCCTCCCAAACCCTTCGGGAAGAACTGTCAATGCCCAGCAACATACCCACATGTTCGTGAGTAAGTGGCGCAGTGATCCTGTACTGGTACTTTTCCCCATTGGGGTATGTACCAATTGAAACAGGCCCAAAAGGCATACTCTCAAAGAGAAAAGATTGAGACGTCTCGAGGGTTTGGCCCCAAGATGTTGTCTCAATCTCTGCTTGAGTCTGCCACTCAGCATCGTCCATGGGATAACCCATGTCGACAACTGAGAATAGGGATGGACAAACCAACCCCTGCGTACACACTTCTGCGTACATGCCAAACCTAGAATGGTTGACAGACTGAGGTGTTACGAGCATATGCTCACCACTCAGAGCAACAACAACAAAATGGTTTTCCATGAACCAATAGTCTTTCATTTATATACCGCTAATGGACAAGAGCGGTGGGTTAAAAAAAGTTAGAAGAGAATGAAAAATAACGCCAGGGGACCTTCCCCAGCTATAATTTAGTGGGGGGTGGGGTCTGGGATACCCAAACACCTATAATCCTCACAAAAAATAGGGGGGGGAGTCAACTTAAAAAAAAGACTCCGGGGGGCATCTTTTTATATAAAATACAAAAACTAAATTTATAAAAAAATATTTAAATTTTCTTTTTGCGTTATCCGTTATAAAATAAGGTTTTTTTTCAAAACCACTATTATCGGTTCTTCAAGTTATTTTTTTTTACTTATCTTTGTACCGCAATTTGATCTCATAAATCAAATCATCCGGTTGCAACTCATAACCATGAGAGAACAGGGCCTGGATCAGACGGTGGGTAGTAGGGATAGACTTGAAATAATAGTCAACATAATTCCGAGGTGTCCCCGCCAATTGCAAAAATGCTTAAAGTATATAAGCTTGTAGTTGAGATGAATTAGAGGGTGAGCCGAAGTTAGTAGGCTTGGTTCCAGAATCACCAATAACCGAAAAGGTATAAAGACTGGTAATTCATCGAGGTTTGTAAATGCACTGGCTACAAGGAAAACTTTAAGTAAGATGTCAGTTACGTGAAGAACGTATATTGATTCTCCGGTTAAGACAATTAACGGGCATAGGGAGAGGTATATCTAAAATACAATATAGTTTAATATGAATGAAATTTTACATCGAATAAGTTTAATTCGTAACAGTCATCCAGCAATGGTAGATATATTTACTAAAGGTAGTTGTTATAATATGTTTACTATATTGCATTCATTATATCCAAATGCTATAGCTTATTATGATGGTGATCATGTAGTTACTAAAATAGGTAATAGATTATATGATATAAATGGAATAGTTCGAAATAAAAATAATTACATACCTTTGCGTGACAAATCATCAATCTCTAAATTACAACGTAGCATGAAATTAAAATTTACAGGTTTAGGAGAAAATCCTATAATAGTAGAGTGGGAAAAAGGAAAAGGTTTTTCTTTATATGATCCTCATAAAAAAGAAGAACCTGAAAAAGAAGATTTAAATAAAAATAAAGACAATGGAACTGAACCTACTGAACAAGAAACTAAACGTTGATGTTGATACATATCATGAACGTACAGAAAAAGACTTTTGGAAGTTATACTGTTATTTATTAAATGTAAGAAATCCAATATTATCGGATAAAGATTGTGACATATTAAGTGTTATTTTAAGTATGGAAGATAATGAGTTATCTATACTTGAAAAAGAAAATGGTAAATTATTAGAGCAATCTACAAATACACCGTTATCTAATTTATATTCTAAATGTAAGCAGTTAAGTGAAAAAGGTTTCTTAGTAAAAGAAGATAAAGGTTATTATTTGAATCCTGCTTTTAAATCATTTCAAAAGTATGTAAGATCAGGAAAAAAAGTTAAATTTGTAATACCAATAAAAATTATAGAAAATGGGATTATCAATTCTTGATGTTATACTTGATATGCAATTAAAGTTTTATGAAAAGTATAATACAGCTGTTAGTTTATTATTTATAAATTTGGAACATTATAGATTTTTAACCAGAGAATTAGAAACTCCAGATTTAGATAATTTGCATGGTATGAAAATCATCATTACTAAAAAAACTAAAATAGAAATGTTATGAATCCTGATATTATACAAAAACTTGCCAAAAAACATGATTTACCTGAAGAACAAATTAAGATTATAATTCAATCATTTTATGACGGGTTAAGATATTATTTATCAAATCCTCTAGAAGCTAAAGGAGGAGTTATTATTCACAACTTTATTACGTTTTACATTAATTTTAAAAGATTGTTGGGAAGTATTCATAATACTACGTATGAATCAAAATATGTTGGAACAGAAAAAAATATTGAATATCTTAAATTTTTAAATCAATTAAAAACTAACACCTACAAATATGCAAGACAAACCAAAGGCAAAAACAAGTATGAAAGATTTGTTAAATGAACATCGCGCTCAAGACGGTAATATTAAAAGTCAACAAATCGATATGAGTAATAACTCAATTAAAGATGAGATTATGACTCAAGAACAGTTAGAATCTGTTTTTAAATATAATGAAAATGTTACTAAATTAGATGAGTTGTATACATCTGTACGACCTTTAAATAAAGTATTAGTACGAGTATTTTTACTTGAACCATCAAAGACTGATAATGGATTGTTAATTCCTCATAAACAAGTATTACCAGTACCTACTAATAGTGGTGTAGGATCATTAATGGAAATGGAATCTCCATATCCTTATTCTAATAAAGCAGTTGTAGTATCTACACCTCAGATGGTTAGTGTAAAACCAGGTAATATTGTACAACTTGAATCTGCTCCTGTACGAGTAGCTGGAGCTGGACATAATGCTTCAATTGTTGTACCTTATGGTTACATGCATCCTGATGCTAATTCGGTAATTATATCTACCGATCCTTCTAACAGGCATTATGGATATCTTCTCGTTCCCAGTCATGAAATAATGGTTGTACTCAATGCTTAATCATTACATACCAACAGTAGACGAATTACATGTAGGATTTGAGTGTAAAATTAAAGAAGGTGATAACTATGTTCCATATGTAATTACACCACATACTAATTTAAACGTACCCATGTCTGATTTTAAAGTAAAATGGTTAGATAAACAAGATATTATAGATTTAGGGTTTACTTTAAAAAAAGATTTTGATGAGTTTTGTAAGTTTTACATTAATGTTCCTCATTCAGAACCTTTGTATTATACACTTGAATTTGAACATGTTGGCCCAAATGTATATATTACATTGTATGATAATTTTAATAAAACATTGATTGAAAAGTTATGGATTCGTAACAAAAATGAAATTAAATGGATTTTAAATCGTTATGGGATTCTTACAAAAAACAGTACAACAGACAATTAGTAAAGGTTCTACGTTTAGACATACTTTTACGCATGACAATGATAAAAAGATTATTCGTATAAACCCACTGTGTAGTTGTGTTAAATATACAGTAAATATGCCAAATATTACATTTTGGTATAAAGCAAATAAAACAACAACCAAAATTGTAGTAATAACTTACGATGATGAATCGAGTGATTTTTTACAATTACAAACAATTATAAAATGAAATTAAATAAATACTTTGAAATTGAAGAATTTGTACCTCCTCAAATATTTAAACAATATGGTCAAAAATCTTTGTGGTTTATCGATCCTAAAATTATTGATATTGCTACTGCTTATCGTGAATTTTTTGAAGTACCTGTAAAGATTAATAATTGGCATAATGGAGGACCCTATTCTTATCGTGGTTACAGACCTCCTCGTGTTAATATTGGAAGTGAATATTCACAACATAAATTTGGTCGAGCATTTGACTGTAATATTGGTACAATGAATGCTAAACAAATGTTTGATGAAGTTATTAAAAATCAAGAACATTTTAAAAAATTTGGTTTAACAACTTTAGAAAATTACAAATTTACTGATGGATGGTTGCATTCAGATTGTCGTGTTACAAATATAGATAAACTTTTAATTGTAGATCCTCTATAATGAATACATTTATCAATATAAAAAAAGATTTAAAACCTGATGTTAATTTTTGGGAATTAAATCCTCATTTGCGATTTGTCAGTCCTTTTGCAAGTTTATATGATAAAGATACTACAAAAAATAAAGATCAATCTTCTAAAGATATGTGGTGTATATTCTTTTTATCAGAACCAGATGAAGATATAAACTTGTATTATAGGTTAACTTACAGTGAAATTTTAAATGTTTGTAAGAACTTTAATTCTGATTTTAATATTGAAGATGAACTTATTTTACAATGCTTGCAAGAATATCCTGAAACGTGTTTAACTGTTATACAAAGATTATTAAAAACTACAAAAGATTTATTTAAAAAACGTAATCAATTTTTAAAAGAAGCTGATTACAATTTTGAAACAATGACTGCTATTGATAATGCTATTGCTAAAACACCTAAAATGGAAGAAGACTTTGATAAAATAGTACAAAAATATGCTGAAGAAAAGAATAAAGAAATTCAATTATATGGTGGTAGAAAGTTAACTGCACGAGAAAAGAAAACAATTAAAGCTGATATATCTGATGATACAGAACTTAGATCTATTGAAAAAGGATTTGATCAAAATTGAAAATATAGATACATGGAAAGTAAAAATTCCTAAACTTCATCCTGATAATGAAAAATTTAGTAAAATATGGTCATTATATACAAAACATTGTATAGAAGGATTATGGGGATTTGATTCAGGAGGTTGGCGTTTTATGCCAGGAACTTTATTTTTTTATGGTAATTTCTTTTCAATTCTTGACATAGATAAAAAACAAAAAGTTCGCCGATACGTAAGACCTGACATTCGAGATATAGATTGGATGTTACATTATGCTTATCTTGAATGTCAAGGTTTTTCGGGTTGGAGAGATGATGATGAATATACATCTAATTATGATGTATTAAAATGTCAAAGTATAGCAGATACAAATAATCCAAATTTAGTAAGTTCTAAAGGTAAACTTAAAACTTTTATAGCACCTAGAGAAAATATTAAAAAGTTACATGATAAAGTTAAAGGTCCTCCTTTATATGAAAATCCAGCTAAAAATCTTTTAGTATTTGGATCACGTGGCGGAGGTAAATCATTTACTTTTTCTGGTATATCTGGACACCATGTAACATTTGATGGATTAAAGTATTTTACACAAGAAGATTTTGATAATCCTCCTACTATTGAAGTATGTGTAGGTTCCGGTAATACTGATAAATCATCTGAATTTTGTACTAAAATTGAAGAAGGTTTAAAAGCATTTGGAACAGATAATGATTTAGGGGTATGGGGTAAAGCTGATAGAGGTGATGATGATTATACTCCCAACCCTTTTTATCGAGATTGGGAAGGTTCTATTGGAGTAGGCAATAAAAAGAATCCGTTTAGATATGAATATTCAGCTAAAATAAATAATCGATGGATTCATGGTTTAGGTACTAAAACTAAACTTATACATGTAAACTATTCTGATAAAAAACAAGGTGGTGAAGCAGCTGCAGCAGGTGGACGTTATGTTTTAATATTATATGAAGAAATTGGTTTAATGTCTAATATTGTTGATGCTTGGTTTTCTAATGTGGGTACTGTAACAGATCCTAATGGTAATCAATTTGGAGTACAAGTTGGTATTGGTACATCAGGTAATATTGAATTAGTACAGCAATCAAAAAAGATTTTTAATAATCCTAGAGATTATAATTGTTTAGCTTATAATGATATTTGGGAAAATAATGGTGAAATAGGTTTTTTCTTATCTGCTTATTTAACTAACTCTCAATTTAAAGATAAAAATGGAAATACTGATGTAGAAAAAGCTTTACAATTTTATATGGACAGGCGTATTGAAGCTGGTAAATCAACTGATCCTGAAGCATTACGTAATGAAAAAATGAATTATCCGTTGATACCATCTGATATGTGGCATTCATCTAAAGGACATCACTTTCCAGTAATGGAATTAATGGATAGAGAAAAAGAACTTGTAAAATTTGGTAAATATAGAACTATTGGTCAACCTGTAAATTTACTTTGGGATTCTACTAGACAATATGGTGTAAAATCAGAACCTGATTTAAATGCTGAACCTTTTTATGAGTTTCCTTATAATCACACAAATACTAAATTAGATGGTTCTATTTTAATATATCAAGAACCTGAATTAGTAAATGGCGAAATACCTCCAGATATGTATTTCTTTGTATTAGATCCTTATGTTGCAGATGATGTTGATGAAGGCGGATCGTTAGGTGCTTTTTATGGTTTTATTAACCCTAAATATGGAGCGCCTTATAATGGAGGAAGTATGGTATGTTCTTACGTTGGTAAACACCCTAAAGGACGTGATGGTTATTATGAAAATATTGAAAAGATTATTGCATATTATGGTAATAATAATAGAAGTTTATGGTATGAAGCAAACCGAGGTGATTCTGTAAGAGGTTATTTTTTAAGACGTAACAAGTTAAATTTATTAGCGTTAAGTCCTACTAGAGAAAAAGGTAGTTCGGCCTACGAAAAGAAAGTATTAAGTTATGGTATTATGCTAAACGGTATAGAACAAAAACTTGAAATGATTGGTGATGCTTCAGATTATTTAATGCAACAAGTGATTTATAATAATAAAGAAATACGATTTGTTGAAACATTACCTGATATATTTTTAATACGTCAAATGTTAGCATTTGAGTTAAAAAAACATAAAAACTTTGATGCTGTTTCTGCTTTTATTATGGCACCTTTTGTAATGAAAGAATTAAGACACTTACAAATCAGAGAAGAAGAAAAGAAACATAGACATAATCCTCTAGCGGCATTATCTATGAATCCTAATATCTTTAGACCTGATGATATACAACAAAAAATAAAACGTTTTCATGAACAATATACAACCTACAACGAAAATAATCAATGATGACTTACAATTTATCATTGATGGTATAAAACTAGCTTCTGATGTAGTTATATCTACAATGGGAGGTTCAGGTAAAAATATTATTCTTAGTAATAATAAAGATTTAAACTTTACTAAAGATGGTGTATCAGTAGCTAAAGCTATTTCGCTACCCGATCCTCAAAACAATATTGGAGCTAAATTACTTATTAACGCAGCTAATAAAACTGTAGAACAATGTGGTGATGGTACTACATCTACTATTTTATTCGTACGTTCTTTAATTGATTCTATTTATATTCAAGATATTACAGATGTTAATAAATTTATTGAAGATCTTGATGATTTTGTAGAAAAATTTAAAACTATTATTACACAACAATCTAAACCTGTAGATAATATTGATGATATTTACAAGATTGCACTTACATCTAGTAAATCACCAAAGATTGCAGCTTTAATTAAAGATATTTATTCTAAAACTGGTTTTAAAGCAAATATTTCATTAGAAGAATCTAAAGTATCTGATAAAACGTATTATGATTTAATTGAAGGTTTAAATTTTGAATCTGGTATGGTTAATACACGATTTGCAAATCAAGAAAATGGTAATTGTACTCTTGAAAGTGCTACGTTAATTCTTGAAGAAGAACTTGTATCATCACCTCAATCTTATGAAAAGATTTTAGGATACTGTTTAGAAAATGATAATGCTATTGTAATTATGGCGCCTATGTTTTCAGATGCATTTGTTCGATTTGCACTAACTAATAAAATGCAAAATGGGTTAAAAATATGTTTAGTTAAAACTCCTGGGTATGGTAATTACAGTAAAGAAAATTATAAAGATATAATGTCATTTGCTAATGATGATGGTACAGTAAATAAAATTGTAATTTCTCAACATGATTTTACAATTTATAATAAACCTGAACTTACTAAACTTAATCGTCGTTTAAATCAATTACAAAAACTTGCTGATAATAGTACTGAAATTTATGATATTGAAGATTATACAAATCGAATTCATAGGTTAAATCAAACTGGTGCTATTATTTATGTTGGCGGAGTTACTGAAAAAAATCTAAAAGAAGAATATGATCGAATTGAAGATGCTATTGGTGCAGTGTCAGTAGCTATTAAGAATGGTTATGTTCGAGGAGCTGGTGTTGAACTAGTGCAAATTATACCTTTGTTTAAAGATAGTCCTATTTTTAAATTAATTAAAGACGTCCTGTATAAACCCTACAGTCAGATTTTAAAAAATGCTAATATTACAAGAACTTTAAAGACAGATATTCCGTACAATGTACGATCTAAATCCTACGATGAAAACATTATTGATCCGTCAAGTGTAGTTATTAGTTCCTTGACAAATGCAGTATCATTATTTAAACTTTTGATTAACACTTCGTATGTTGTACATAACGAGTAATAAATTTTAAAATGGCTAAACTACAAAAAAAGAATCCAGTTTTTACTTTAAAAGTTTCTGAAAAAGAAAAATATTCTGATGATTGTGATTGGTTTAAACGTTACATGAATTATGTAATACCATTGCAAACAGCAGTTGTTGAAGATTATGATATGATGAAAATGTCATATGAAGTTGCAAATAATAATTTAAGTGGTTTTAAAGATAAAGTAAAAGCTTTTTGTAATCCACTTGGAGAAGATATAGGACAAATTGAAGAAGAGCTTGTACCTTATCCTGAATTACATAATAAAGTAAATGCTCTTAAAGGTGAAATGCTAAAGCGTAGCGATGATTTTAAAATCGTGTTATTAACAGCTAAAGCAATTCAAGATAAAAATGAAGCATTGTTTAATGCTATTAAAGCATCTGTAGATGAGAAATTGGGTATTCAAATGGAATCTCAAAAAGCTCAAATGCAAGGTATGTCTAAAGAACAAGTTGATGAATATGTTAAATCATTACGTACACAATTAGAACCAGCAGATTTAGCTGTAAAAACATGGCAATCTGAAATTGAAATATTTTATTCTAAGGCATTAAATTATTTAATGTACGATCAAGATATTAAAGCTAAAAAACTTGAAACAATTGAAGACGTTATTAAAGTAGACAGATGTTTTATTTATTCAGGTTGGAAACATGGAAAACCTGTTTTAGAGTTACGTAACCCATTATTTTCAATTTATCATAAATCTCCAAATGAAAGGTTTATTCATAAGGGTGATTATTTTTGTTATAGACAAGCTATCACTCCTGCTGAAATTTTTAATAATTATGATCTAACTGATGAAGAACTTCAAAAGTTAGGTATTAATAATTATACAACTGCTGTTGCAGATAAACGTCATGCTGTAGGTAGTAAAACTGCTACATACGCATATGATAAGACTAATCAAGAATTATTAATGGCTGCAGATAAACAATTAGTACATGATAAAACTATTGGTATGCACCAGTCAAGAGCTCAATCATTAGCTCGTCAATCAGACTTAATTTGGGAAACTCATTTTGAGTTTAAAGCATTTAAAGAAGTAATATTTTTATCGTACATAGATGATTATAATAAAGAAGTTGTAACTGTATTACCATCATCATTTTCAGACAATATTCCTGATAGTGCTTATAGCGAAAAGTTTACTAATAGATATGGTGTACAAACTACACGTTTAGTATGGTTTGATACTGTAACTGGCACTGAATATAAAGCTGAAAAAATATGGATTCCTCGTAAATATGAAATTGTAAGGTTAGGTAATCTTGTATATCCTATTTGTAGAGAAGTTCCTAATCAACATACTAATATAGATGATCCATTTGGAACATTTGAGTTATCTACTAAAGGTGCTGTATTTAGTGCTCGTAATGCTAAATCAGTATCATTATTACAACGTGCTTTACCTTCTTATTTTCAATTGTTATATATCAAGCATATTGAAAATAGAGAATTATCTAGGTATTTAGGTTCTAATTTAGATATTGATGTAGATCAAATACCTGATGATTTAGGTAAAGATTTTATGGGTAATGATATTCGTGACAAGTTTTTAACATGGTATACATTCCTTAAAAAGACAGGTATTAACTTTTACTCAGGTTCTCAAACAAGTCTTGGAGGATTACCTCCAGCCACTCGTTCTCCTGGATCTAAAGGTAATTCATTTGATAATGCTATGAATATATTCAATCTTCAAAATCTTGCTGAAATATTAAAAAAAGAAATTGGTATGGCTATGGGAGTATCTCCTCAACGAGAAGCTTTATTTGATAGTAGATCAAATGTAGCAGATAATCAACAAGCTATTGCTCAATCATATAATATTACAGAACCTTATTTTTACATGCATAATGAAGTTTGGAAATATGCTATCAATGATTGGTTAATTAACTTTACAACTTATTGTAAAAATATATTTACCCAAAATCCTCAATTAAAAGAACATACTTTACATTATATTATGCCTAACGGTATGGAAGAACTTCTTAGAGTAACTCCTGATATGTTAGATCATAATAGTGTAGGATTATATCTTGGAGATTCTGGTAGAAGTCAGCGATATATCGATACTATGTTTAATTACGGTATGTCATTTGCTCAGAATGGTGGTCAAGGTATGACCGCTATCTCACAATTAATTATGGCGTTAACTAGTGGTGCGCCACCTGCAGAAATCCATAAATTAATAAGTATGGAAGAAGCTAAGCAACAACAACGTCAACAAGAAATGCAACAAAAACAACTTGAATCTCAAGAACGTCAAGTTAAAATGCAAGTTGAAGCTCGAGAAGATATCCAAGCTCATGAAATTGAAAAGATTCGAGTTAAAGCTGAAGAAGATCGTACTACAGATGTTATGACAGCATCTATTGGGGCAATGGCTTGGAATGAAGATAAAGATGTTGACAAGAATGGATTACCTGATGTATTAGATGTAGCAAATCATTATTTAGATCAATCCAAGTTCCAATTGGAACAGGCTAAATTTGAACATCAAAAAGAAGTTGATAAAGAAAAACTGACCATTGATAAAAAGAAGGCGTCGCAATCAAAAACAACTAAAAAATAATTTTGCAGTATTGATTATAAAATCATAAAAAATGTTATTATTACTATAATGGAAAAAACTAAACTTAAAATTAATCCTACATTTGCATGGAAAATTTAACAATCCCTGAATTTGAAGATATCGTAATTGAAGATATTTCTCAAGAAGATAAAAATAATACTACTAAAAAAGAACCTGAACAAGAGAAAGATCCTGATATAGCAGAAGATGTTATTATGTCAGATGATAAACAAGAAGATAATAAACAAGAATATGGTGAAAATGCAGATGCTGCAGCAGTAGCTATTTTTGAAGAACTTATTAATAAAGGTATTCTTGATGAATCTGATCGTGAATCTTTTGATGGTTCCTGGGAAAAGATTGAAGAGTCTTTGGATACATTACCACAACGAGTATTAAATGGTATTATTCAACAAGCTCCAGATCTCACTAAAAATGTTATTAGATTTGCGTTCGCTTCAGATAATATTACTAGAGATGATCTTGTTAATTTTTTAAATACTTATCTTGATGAAACTAAACCTGAAAATGTAGATATTTCTACAATGGATGATGCTCGAGATTATTTATATAAAGTATACGAAGAACGTGGTTTAAAACCAAAAGCAATTAATGCAGCACTTGACTCATTAGAAGATGAAGGTGATTTACTTGATGAAGCTAAGAAAGAACATGAAAAGTTTCAACAAGAAAAACAAAAAACACCTAAATCAGAAAAACTTATTAGTGATAAAGAAAATGAAAAGCTTCAACAAACTCAACAGCGCAATCAATTTATTGCATCAGTAAATGATGAACTTGAAGCTACTGGTTGGAAACCAACAAAAATTAATCAAATTCGACAAAACTTTACTAATATAAATCAAATATTACAAGATGTTTATAAAAATCCAAAATCTTTAGTTAAACTCGTAGATTTTCTTACTTATTATAATAATGGTGATATTGACTATAGTAAATTTATTAATTCAATTGAAACACCAAAAGCTAAAGAGTTTAAATCAAGATTTCAAGACATTGTAAATTCACCAACATTATCAACTAAATCTAATTTTAAAAACCCAAATTCAAAATCAGATGACGAAATTCCGATTATCTGATTAAACAAAATTTATCATGGAAAGAAAAACAGCATTACAAACTGTAGAACGTCACGCGTGGGGTGGTAGTTTCTTTGACTCCCTTACTCATGCCGCTATGTTTCGGCGTTATCAACCATTTAACTTTGGTGTACGTACTTCACAATTATTTTCTTCTAAACTTGGTAGCCATCTGATTAATAAGAAGTTTACGTACATGACTATTGCCAAGAAAAATGTTTATGTGCTTCCTGGAGGCACTGATGATTATCAATGGTATCTTATGGGAGATGCTGATGTAAACTTCCGTTTTACTGAAGTAATTACATCAAGCACTACTCCTGGTAAAGGAGGTCTTCCGTTTAAGATTGCTCTTGATCGTGATTGGCTGCATGAGCCGTCTATTATCAAACTGGAAGGTTCTGATCTTCCGTTGCTCCGTATTCTCGGACATCCTGTTCAACGTAGCACTAACTCTTGGGAGTATGAAGTTGAACTTCAAACTGGTGATCTGAATGCTTGGATTCCTTTGGAATACCTGCAACCAGGTCGTAGGGCTATGCGTGTATCCAGTCTTGTATCTGACGAACTGAATACTAAATATGCTCCAGATCAGTATGGTGAAATGTTCAAGCTTCAGTCTTGGGTATCTAACTATGCTAATAAAGCTGAATTTACTGACAAATTTATTCGTACTGAAATTGCTTGTAAATCTGAAGGTCGCCCAATGCCTGCTAGCATGGGTTACAGTGTAGGTGGTTCTAACTATAATGAAAGTGCAGTTAGTTCTGGTTATGTTTATCAACAGCAGTTCCAGTCTAATGACAAAACTGTTTATGAAAAAGGTGTATTCATTTCTAAAATTGAAGCTCGTCTTCTTGAGCGTACAGAAATGGATCGCGAAATGGCTATGGAATGGGGTCAACTGCAAAAAACAGTAGATCGTGATTCTGGTCGTACTATTAAAGCTGCTCCAGGTTGGAGGCAAATTGTAAAAGATGGTCACTATAAAGAGCATAATGGTACACTTACACTAAGTGAAATTTATGAATATCTTTCTCAGATTTTCATCACTCGTAAGTCATTTGCTGATCGTCATATTGTAATTGCTTCTGGTGAAGCTGGTATTGAATTTCTTAGCCGACTGATTGCTCAAGAGGCTTCTCAATTCCAATACATTGATACACTGTTTGCTTCTAAGCGTTCCGATCCTAAAGGATACCATGAAAACGAACTTGAGTTTGGTGCTCAGTTTACCAAAATCAAAATGATGAATGGTGTAATTGTTGAGATTGTACATGATCCTATCAAAGATGATCGTAAACTGTTCCCTGAACTGGCTCCAGGTACTAATCGTACTATTGAGTCTTATGCTATGGACATTTTTGACTTTGGTACATCTGAGCAAAAAGCTAATGATGCTGCCCGTGATGAAAATATCACTATGGTAATGCAAGATGGTGTTGAATCTTATTACAGCGTTTCTAACGTTTATAACTTTGAAACAGGTGCTGTTAAAGATGGTTCTAATGCTTACTCTAACAATAAAGAACTTGGTATTTACCGCGAAATGAGCGGAAGTCTGTGCGTATGGGATGTCACCCGTGTTGGTCGCATCGCTTTTGTCCCGACTGTTTAATTTGATGGCTTTGACCGTTGAGCCGACAATCAACGGTCACTTTTTTTAAACCTACATAAATAGCAAGAAAAGCTAAAGACATGAAAAGTCAAGAAATAACTACAATTTTTGTTAATCCAGTACCTCGTATTTCAGCTCAAGGTCGCCATAAACAAGTGTACACTGTACAAGCTAAAACTGGAGAATTTGTTCCTACTACAGGAATGAATAAAAATAAAGAATTTGGTGTGCCATCTGAATATTCTTTCAGGTTAAATCTTACTACTAATAAACTTATTACTGGTTTAGATCGTATGATTGAAAATCCTTTTAAAGATTCTAAACCTGAAGATATTATTGAAACATATGGTTTATCACAAGATTGGTTAAAACATTTAGAATCTATTGTAAAACAAAGTCAAATTAAGTTGCAGACTAAGTATGAAATTATGGATAATGTTGGTTATAATTTCTATACTGATGAAGTAACTGGTACAATGTTTAGTTCTAATTGGAAACAAAGTCTTAATAAAGAACGTAACTTTTTAGAAACATTTAAAATTGTATTGTACGATAGTCCTAATAGATTTACCGATGAAACACCTCGTGGAAGAATTGCTATTCAACTTATTAAAATGCATCATAAAATTGCTAAAGTTAAAAACGAAGTAAACGCTTCTGTGCATGACTGGTATATTTCTGAAGAGAATGAGGCTCAAATGGAAAAACAAAAACGTAGAGATATTATTGAAGATGCCATTGGTAAGTGGTATACTATGAAAACTAACAGTACACCATATAATATATATATGTTAGGTACACTGTTAACAAATCATGATGGTACACCAATTGTTAAAGGTAAACTTCGAGATAGTACAGTAAAAGAAAATATATCTGACTATCTGCATGAACAATCTACATATCAGTTAGAAAATATTGAGAAGTTTTCAAAACTGTATGATATGATGACATCTAAAGAAAATCGTGAACGTGTAAAGATTATGTATCTTGTAGGTCAAGCGATTAATACAGATGTTATCACTGTAAGAGATGGTTTCTATATCTGGCATTCTAAAATTAGTCAACCTAATATGTATAAACATACTACTTATGATGCTTTGGTAAGTAACCTTCAACGTGAATATAATATATTCAATTCTAAAGATAAAGAAGTTACCAATTGGTATAAAGATCTTTATGAAGAATTGAGTACTAAAAATGTTTGGTTAGAATAACATGGATATTAAACGAATGCATTCCGAGGTCAAACTTCGGTTTAACAAATTAAATTCAAATCATAAAACAGATTTGCCTACAGCATTTATTGACGATTTTTTAAACGATGCTCAGAATGAATTCGTTGAAATATGTTATTCTGCAAATGCTGCCAAACGTTTTAAACTTGGATTTGAATTTACTCAACAACGTATGGATATGTTATCTTCTTTAGTTATTCCTGAAGAAGATGCGTCATTAACTTTAATTAAACCTAATATTTATAGGATAAATCTTGACAACTTAGTTCATAAATATCGAAACTTTGTATCAGGTTATATTAATTCTAATTGTGGTAAAATTGATTTAAACATTATTAGACATAATGATTTAGAAGGTATGTTATTAAATGAAAATACTAAACCTTCTAAAGTATGGAAACGATGTTTAGCTACTATGACAGGTAATACTTCTGTAGCTGGAAATCAATCAATACTTGTATATACAGGTGGTCAATTTACACCAACTAATGCTACACTTACTTATTTAAAAGAACCTCGAAAAATGTTTTATAGTGGGTATAATAGTTTAGAATATATTAATGGTGATTTAACTGCGCCATCTGCAACAACACCATCTATTAATTGTGAATTACCTGATACTGGAAGTGCTCACACTATTATTGTAGATATTGCTGTACAACTTATAGCAAGATCTATAGAAGATTTATCTAAAATTCAAATTGCTGAAGATAAAATTACAAGAACAATTTAATTATGTCAAAAAGAACTAACAAACTTTCTATCCCTGTTATCATGAATGTAACAGGTGATCAAACGCTTGCAACTGGTACTCTTACCACTGCTACAAGCGCTCTTAATGTAGCCAATGGTCAACTTGGAGTCCTGTCTTGGGATTATAGCGGCACAAAACCACTTGGTACATTTATTGCTTCTACTGATGATGCTACTGAAGTACGAGCAATTAAACTTATTACAGGTACACCTGCTTCAGCTAATACTCAGCTTGCTGATGTATGGGAAGTTGGTGATAAAGGTTATCTTGAGTCTGGCGTTATTCGTGCCGACAAAATTCGCAGTGTAGCTATTCGTAAAGCTCGTTATGGTCGTTACGGTGGTTTTGTTGCCACTGGTTTTGATGTACCATCTGATGATGTAGAATACAAAGCATATATTCGTTTGCTGTCTGTACGTAATGATCGTACTTTTGGAGCAAACGATGATGTATTGTCTGTTGTAGTTCCTGCTCAAGATTTTACTACACTTGGTACAGTTGCACCCAAAGATTATGTATTAAAAAATGTAGTAACTGAAATTAACAGTTACAGCAAACTGATTCGTGGAAGTCGTGAAGTAGTTGCGTTTGGTGTTAAAATTGCTGGCGGTACTGGTACTACAATTGGTACTATTGCTCCAGGAACTTCTGTACCATTTCAAACTATTAACGGTACTACTTATTCTATTACTGCTGATGAAGCATTTGTAACTGCTCTTGCTAAACTGAATGCTGATAGTGCTACACTTACAGGAACATCTTCTATTGTTAACGTTAATTCTGCTACTGCTGGTACAGTTGCCGATGTAGACGCTATCATTGTACTTGGTCTTCCAGCTAAGCGTGCAGCTTATTATGACAATATTGAACAAACTCAAACTAGTGCTGAAGTTAGTTTTGGAGGTGGATTTGCTGATGTAGATTCTCCTAAACCTACAGTAACTAAAATGTGGGCTGAAGAATCAATTAATACTGGTGTTAAACTGCGTATTCAGTCTCGTGATCGTTATTTGCTGACAGTACATACCAAACAAAATCATCCGCATGGTGAATGGTTTGCAGAAGGTAAAGATTATATCAATGAGTCTAAACTGTACACTACATTAAGCATTGATTACTACGATACTGAAAATCCGTTAACTACAGAAGTAACATCTCCTAAAAATGTTACACTGTTGTTTCCATGTGAAAAACTGTCAACATTTACACCTACTGTAAATAACGTTACTACTGAAATTGCTGCTGGTAACGCACCTATTACAATGACTACAAGTAATGATGCCGGTACCGGTACAGCATCTGCTAATACAGTTACAGATGCTACTAACATTCTTGTTGCTTGGTTAAACTCTGCCAAAACTAATTATGGCGGTGTAGATTATATTGCCGATACTTCTTTGTAGGTGGAAGTTTCGTCTGTCTTAATTTTATTAACAAGGGTCTTGTTGGCTTGTGTCAGCAAGGCCCTTTTTTATTAGTTAACTTATGGGAATTTACGATAAATATAAAAAACTAATATTACCATTAACTACAGTTAAAACTCAAGTTACAACTGCTTTACCTGGTGTAATAGGTAAAACAGTTACAACTGGGTTAGGTAATGAAGGTATTGATTTGGCTATATGGATAAATGAAAAATTACAAGATGATACTATTACAATTCCAGGGTTAGCTGAATTAATACAATTGACAGGAATGCCAGAAGGATCTTCAACGTTAGGTTCTTTTAATGGTAATATTATTCCTGATAACTCAACTATTAAACAAGCATTGCAGATATTAGAAACTGCAGTAATGGGAGCTGGAGGAGGTTCTGGTTTAAATGGTATATACACTGGTAGCGGAGATATTGCTGCAAATGTAATAGCTAATGTTAATAGTTCATTTAGTATTAATACAGGTAATGATGAAACTGTAAAAATTGGCGATATTAATGGTGTAGTATCAAATGATTTTAATAGTATTAATGGTATAGGTTTAGAAATTAATACACAAGGTTATGTAAAATTAGGTAAAGTATTTAGTCAAACTGGATATGCTCCTAGTGTATCTATATCAAAAGATGAATTAGCTTTAACTCACGATTATAATAATTATATATTATATACTAGTACAGAATTTCCAGTACTAAAAACAGATAAAACTCAATTTACTATTTGGGGAGCTTATCCTAATTTTAAAGGTCTTGTATATAAAAATGATTACTCAAATAATTATGTTGACAGATCTCTTGTAGATAAAGCTTATGTAGATTTAAAAGCTCAAATAGTAGCCGATGGGGATAAAGGTGATATTACATTAAGTAATAACGGTAGTGTATGGATATTAAATAATAATTCAGTAACTTATAGTAAATTACAAAATGTAACATCATCTAAACTTTTAGGTAGATATGATGCTACAACAGGTACTGTTCAAGAAATATCTCTTGGCGCTGGATTAGCATTTGTAAATAATACTTTAATATCTACTGGAGGTAGTGGTGGTATATTACTTACTACAAACAACTCATCTGGCCCGGCTACTTTAAATAGTGGTACATTAAATATTCCTAATTATTCTTTAACAGGTTTGGGTGGTGTACCAACAACAAGAACTATTACAATTAATGGAGAATCTTATGATCTATCTCAAAATAGATCTTGGACCATTAACTCAATGATTTATCCTTCAGCAGGTATTCCAATATCTACTGGTACTGCTTGGGGAAGTTCAATTGTAAATAATTCTACCAATTGGAATACAGCATACTCTTGGGGTAATCATGCTACACAAGGCTACCTTACGAGCTTGAATTTAAATGGATTAACAGATGTTACAATAGGTACATTAAACAATGGTCAAATACTTCAATATAATTCTACTACATCTCAGTGGGAAAACGTAAGTATAACTATTGGATCAGGAGATATGCAGAAATCTGTATATGATACTGATAATGATGGTGTAGTAGATTATGCTGAAAGTATTCCCGTAGTAGTAAGAAACAACTCAAGTACTAATACATTATATAGAGGAACTATTGTATATTTAAGTGGTTCTACTGGTAATCGTCCTAATGCTTTTAAAGCACAAGCTAACTCAGAAGCAACTTCTTCTAAAACATTTGGTGTTGTTATAAATGATATAAATCCTAATAATGATGGTTTAGTTGCTGCTATGGGTAGCTTACATAATTTGGATACTAGAACAACTGCTACAAATCCATTTACTTCAGTTACTTTAGTAGATGGTGATAATCTTTGGTTAGACCCTAATACTGCTGGATATGTAACTAATGTAAAACCATCTGCACCTAATCACGTAGTATTTATAGGTGTAGTAGCAAGAACATCTCCTACTAATGGAAGTATTGTATATAAGATACAAAATGGTTATGAAATAGAAGAATTACATAATGTTAATATTATAGATCCTCTTACTAATAACCAAGTGTTAAGGTATAATTCTAGTAATAGTCTTTGGGAAAATAAAACTCTTAATTTCCAAGTACCACTTACACTTACTACTACTGGTACAAGTGGAGCAGCTACATTAGCTGGAGATGGTGTTTTAAATATACCTAATTACTCTACTGCACCTGGAGGTAATAATACTGAAGTTCAATTTAATAATAGTGGGGCGTTTGGAGGATCTTCTAAACTTACTTGGGATGGTACTAATTTAAAGTTATCAGATGTAATTCAATCAAGTCCTTCTATATCATTTAATTCTATAGAAGGAACTAATACAATTAATCAAACTACTGTTAAAATAAATAATATTACTTTCAATGATTCACCTAGTCAGTATCGATCATCATTAATATTTAATAGTTATAATAATGTTAATGGTTATGGCTCTACACCTTTAGCTATTAATACTGTTTATAACACTGGTTCAAATACTTTTGTAAGAAATGAAATTCTTTTAGACGGAACGGTTAGTATTACTAATATTCCTACATCAGTTTCTACAGCATCTGGATTAATAGGTATAACTACTGGTGACGGATTATTTAAAACTTCATTAGATGCATCTACATTATCTCTAAGTAACGCTGGTGTGTTATCTGGAGTTATAAAAACTTTAAATGATCTTACTGATGTAGTCGCACCTTCACCAACTACAAACCAATTTCTTAGGTATAATGGGACTAACTGGGTTAATCAAACATTAACTGATATTCAAATAAATACATCAAGTTTATTTAATATACGTCATCAAAATGCTAACCCAGCATTTGCTGTTAGTGATATTACTCAAGATGTATTTATAGGAAGTCCTTCAGGAGCTAATTATATTTACTTAAATAATTCTCAAAGTTTAACTGTTGCTCCTAATACTTATATTGGAGATTCTGCAACTCCTTCTGTAGATTCTAATGCTATTCTTACATTAGACAGTAACTCTAAAGGATTGCTATTACCTCGACTTACTACTACTCAAATTAATTCTAGTTTAGGATCTGCTACTGACGGTATGATGGTATATGATAGTACTACTATGTCATTTAAAGGTAGAGCTAATGGTGTATGGGGAGCGTTAGGTAGTGGAGGTGGTACTCCTGGTGGTTCTACTACGCAAATACAGTTTAATGATGACGGTTCGTTTGCAGGTAGTAATGGATTCACATACGACAAAACAGCGCTTACAAATACAGGTCAAGTTAACATCGGCGATCCGAGTTCGCCAACGGGCCGCTTTAACGTGAAGGGGGGCGGTACGCTAACGACTGTTAATACAAGGCTTACTAATTCGTCTAACGTAGAACTGTTTTCCGTATTGGATAACGGGACCACTTCAATCGGAAACCCTGCCGTTACCGCTAAATTAAACATTAAAGGCGACGGAGCGACATCGTCAACTACATCTCTATCAATCAGGGATTCAGGCTATAGTGAGTATCTATCGGCTGCCGATGATGGTACTATTGCACTGGGCAAATCCTTCACTATTTCATCTCCCACCACATATCGTGTATTTTCGGGAGGCCCTACAATTACAAACACTGTTTCTGGAGGTCTCTCTCAGGATGTTGGTTTTTTTGTCGGGGGTATGACTTACGCAGGTAGTGAGCCATTTTTTGGCGCTAGAGCTATGGCGTTTAATGCGAATAACAGGAATACATCAACAAGTAATCAAGTTTGGGGTGCATACTTTGTGGCTCAAAATGAAACAACTACTTCCCGCGCTTCTTCTTTGCGTGGCGTTGAGATATTAATGCTTAACAATTCAACCGGAGGAACGATTACAGATGCGCAAGGGTTGAAGATTAAGCTTCCTACACACGCGGTCGGCTCTACCATCACGAACACGGTAGGATTATTAATTGATGATTTAACCCCAACCACCGCAGGCACACAAACGAATGTCTATTCTATTCAATCAACAGATGCACTTGCGAGAATGACGCACGCCGGAAACGCGTCATTTGGGACGTATACATCCTCCGCTCGCCTTCACGTTCAAGGCGAAAACAATTTATCTACATCAAGTGCATTATTAGTACAAAATAATGATACTATTCCAGCTAACTTGTTAAACGTTAGAGACGACGGGATGGTAAGTTCAACAGGCCACTTAAAGGTTTCAGGTACATCAGGGAGTTGGGTAATACAAGCTGAAGGTACAAGTAATTCAGGTGGCTTTAGAAGGATTGGTAATAATATTGAGGTGACGTCACTTAATACAATAACTAGCTTTGTTGGGCGTTATGGTTCATTAGATTTGCAAGGTTTTGCTGGTGGCAGCACTGGAAACGCAGCAGGGAGTTCGGTAACAATATCAAATACTTTTAATTTTAATGCTGATTCTGCAAATACAAAAGCATTAAGCATAACACCAACAATTAACCAAATAAGTACAGGTTCATTTACATTATTGCATTTAAATCCGACAATTAATACAACAGGCAGTAGTTTAAATTATTTATTATGGTCTCCTAATATTAAATTATTATATAATGGGGATGTTCTTATTGGAGCGACTACTTCCTCTGCCCGTCTTCACGTTCGAGGCGAAAACACCACCGCAGGCGTGGGCGCATTTTTGGTTCAAAATAGTACACCGGACGATATTTACAAAATCGAGAACAACGGCAAAATTACCTACTGGGCCACCAACACCGCCGCCGGTACGACTGCCCCAC